GGGTCGTCGCGACCGCTTTTCCTAGTCGCAACAAGCCCCCAAGAGGACACCAGATTGCCAGCCTAATGAGACTGCAATTGCGGCCAAAAACCTCCGACTTGCTCTGAAATCGCACTTTTCCGCGCAAAGGGCAAAACCGCGCAATCCTAGTGCAATCAACGCTTTCTAGGCACATCGCCGGTGCATTCCCTGCTAGGTAATTGGCAGATGTAAAAATCCTCTTGCGTTTCTTTTTCGTTTTGTGGTGTCTCTCGCAATGTCGCGCGGCACACAAAAACAATTCTCACCGCAGGTCCGCTCCTTTGACCTGTCCCGCTCCTCGATCAACGAGGACGAGCGCACGGTAGACGTTGTTTTTTCGACCGAAACCGATCAAGTCGAACGGAGCTGGGGCGTCGAGATTCTCGACCACGGTTCAAAGTCCGTTCGCCTCAAGCGGCTGAACAATTCCGCGCCCTTGCTGCTCGATCACGATCCCCGCGAACAAGTGGGAGTCATCGAATCCGCTCGCATCGACGGCAAAGCTGGAGCCGCGACCGTTCGCTTTTCTCGATCCGCTAAAGGCGAGGAAATCTTCCAAGACGTTAAAGACGGGATCCGCTCCAAGATTTCCGTAGGCTACCGCGTCCATGCGCTCGTCATGGAAAAGCGTGACAAGCAGAGCGGCAAAGAAACCTACCGCGTCATGGATTGGGAGCCTTTCGAGATTTCCCTTGTTTCTATTCCTGCCGACGACGGCGCCGGCGTGCGCGATGGCGCATCCATCTTTGGCAAACGAGCCGCTGAACTTTCAACCTCCATCACTATGGAAAACCAAGACCAAGACCAACAACGTGCCGACAACGCAACGGCTCCCGCTGCGACTGCCCCGGCGGAAGCCCAGAACGAAGTCCGCGCGGCTGCTGAAGTCGAGCGCGAACTCAACAAACTCCAAATCGCCCAACTCGCGAAGGAAGAAGCTGCACGCGCAATCGCCGAAGATCGGAAGCGTGCCGCTGAAATCACCGAATGCGGTAACGGATTCCGCCGCAACCAGGCTGAAATCACCAAGGCCATCGAAAGCGGCCTGAGCATTGACGATTACAAGCGCCAACTCCTCGACTCTATGAAAACCGAAAACCCCGCTTACTCCGCTGGTCGCGTTGAAATCGTCAGCGAACCCGTCAAGAAGGGCACTCGCCAATACCTCCAAAGCACTTGGGCGGAGAACGCCAAGCGTGCCTTGGGTGATCGGGGCCGCAACATCGTTGTTCCGACCTACTCGGAAGCTCGCGAGTTTTCGCGCAACTACATCGGCGGAAGCCAGACTCCGTTTCACCGCTCCCTGACCGGATCCGTGACGCTCGTTGACAAGCTCGCCATCGATGAGGGCATCGGTATGCCAATCGTCGAGGAAGTGGTCGCGATGTATCCCGAAATCGCAGTGTTCCCGGTTGATACCATCTCCGGCGATACCGTGACGCTCTCGATCCAAACCGGCAATCCCTCCGTTGGATACCGGAATGCGAACGAAGGAACCTCGGCCAAAAAGGGAACCTTCGCCTCGCGGATCTTTCAGACCTCGATCATCGAGCAGTTCATTAACGTGGACATCCAAGGCGTGCTGAACGCCAGCAAGGATCCGGCCCGTGTCCTGACCGCCGAAGCTCGCAGCGTGACGAAGGCAGTGCTTAGCCACATCGCATTTCAACAATGGTATGCTGGCACAACTCAAGCCAGCGTTGACGCAAAGGCCGCTCCCGGCTTCCTTGCCCAATCAAACAGCGCCGCAACGCACGTTGTCGATGCTACCGGTTCGACCGCAAAAACTTCGGTCTGGGTCATGGAGCTTCTCCAAGGCGAATGCGACCACGTCTACGGCAACGACAATACCCTCCTGTTTGGTGAAGACTGGACCGAAGAAACGGTTGACGACGCGAACGGCAACAGCCTCCGCTGCCTTCAAAACTGGATTTCGGGCCGCGTTGCTCCCCGCCTCGCGAACAAGAACCGCGCGCTGCGCATCAAAAACATCGCAACAGATTCGGGCAAGGGCCTCACCGACGCTCTCCTTGCGAAGGCATTCCGGCAAGCTCGCGAACTGGGTATGAATCCCAACGCGATCTTCGCGACTCCTCGCTCCGTCGAGCAGCTCCAAGTTAGCCGCACCACCTACTCGCCCATCGGCGCTCCCGCTCCGATGCCCGAAGAGTATCAGGGTGTCCCGATCTATCAAACCATCAACCTTTCCAACGCGGAGACGGTCTGATTTAACCCATCCTGACAACCCCAACTACCTACGACCATGTCACAAAAAGTTAATCGCCGGAACAAAGCAGACGCTCTTCTCAGCGTGACCAAGGCGCTCCCCGCTGCCGCTGCCAACAACGACTCCGATGAAATCTACATCGGCCCCGCCGGACCGCATCGCGAAGGCATGAAGCTCCGCGCTTCTTGGCCTGCGAACAGCGTCCTCGTCGCCACCAAGCTCCTCACGCTTACGCTTAAGAGCGGAGCTACCGGGGCGCTTGCCGCCGAAGCCGATCCGACTGCCACCTTCGTCATCACCGGGAATACCGGCTTCGACGCTGGTTATGTGGATTTCGAGCTTGGCCAGAACGTCGGCGAATACGTCGCGGTCAACCAAGCCGTCGAAACTGGCGGCGGTTCCAACATTGCCACCAGCTTCACCTACTCGGTGGTCTGCTAAAAAATCCCGCACATGCCCGCAGTAAATTCGAACGCGAAAGCAGACGACGCACCGGGGGAGGTTCCGCCTCTTCCCTCCCCTGGTGCGACTGCGGACAGGGTTAACCGCATTCAGCGCATTGTTGACATTGTTGAAATGCTCAACGGAACGCCGGACCAAGAGACGGTTATCGAGGACGAGCGGAAAAACCTCACAGCATTTATTGCTGAGGGTCTCGACGCTAGCCTAACCGCCAAAGTTAAAGCCATCCTAAAATGAGCTATGCGACCCTCGACCATCAAGCAGCCCTTGCCGATCTGATCGCGTTTGAAGGCAAGGTGATCGAGATCGACGGCGTGAAAATGAAGGCAATTATCGAGCAGGGCGACACCTCTTTTGAGGCGAGCGAATTCGGAATCGACAACCGCGAGAGCACGCTCACCGCGACTATCCTAAACAGAGGCACGACACCGCGCAAACAAGCGGCAGTCTTTTACCAAGGGCAAAAATATCGCATCACGGCAATCAAGCCCGAAGGCGAACGCATCCTTTCAATTGATCTGACCAATGACTGATACCACCCCAGACCTCGCAGAGCGAGTCGAGGATAGCATCGCGCGAGTTTTCCGTGATGCGTTCCCTGGTATTGTCATCGCAACCTCTAGCAAGCCAGAGGAGCGCGTTGGAACGTCCATTGGCATTAAGGCCGAAACTGGAGCAGAGGAGCCAATTGGAACGAACATGTTCCCCGTTTCCATCGACATCGAGACACGCAACCTCGATGCACAACAGCGCGAACTCATGCGCGAAATGATCGGGAATGCCGACTCTGCCAAGCAGACGGTTTCCGCTTACTCTGCCAAATCCTTTTCTATGCCGCGAGGCCAAGCAGTCGAAATGATCGGAGCGCCTCGCACGGTCGAGAACGAAAACGACCGCATCGTGACCTATTCTCTTGTCGCAACCATTCAACCCATCTGAGCCATGCCAACTCCCACTTTTGTATCTGCAACCAACTTCATCAAGGGTGTGTCCGCTGCTGAAACGGCCATCAATATCTCCGACTTCCGCCAAGGCTGGACCAACGAAAAGCTTTATATCGAAGACAAAGGCGGATCGCCCACCGGATTCGTCTACAACTTCCTCGCGGCTTCGACCTGCACGATTACGGGAGAAATTAATACTTCCGCTCTTTCTGCGGTGCTTGGTGTCGCATTCGGAACTGCCGAGACCATCGCAAATTCGGTTTCCGGCTACGGTGTGACTACCGGCGGCTTCTACATGGATGACATCGAGATCAGTCAATCGCGAGGCGCTCTGGCCACGGCTACGGTGAATTTCACCAAGCACCCTGATATCACCTGAGGATGAGCGAATTAAAAGGGGCGGGAGTTAACATCATCCCAACGCAATGTCCGCGCTTCTTCGCGGCTTGTGTCACTGCTGGCGTCGAGCTTGAACCGGGAACTCCAGGCGTGTCTAACGTCTATTCAAAGGGCGTTACCTACGATCCCGACGAGCCGGGAACGATCAGCTACCACCTCGACAACAAGACTGTCGGCCCTTTGTCACTTGCCAAAGTCTGGCGTGATCCCTCGCAGGACATGACAGAGGCCGCAGCCCTGCCAGCGCGAATGATCAGCGCACGGACAGAGGACCATTGGCAGAGCATCGCAGACGACCTAGAGTTGCTCCACGTGTATTGCGCCATCGCGCATATCAAGTCCTTTGCTGATGGCAAATTTGCAATCGGAATGCGTGCCGTGACCGACGAGGAGGAGCGTGCCGCACAAATGCTCTCCGACATGCCAGAAGTGATTCGCAACGCCGCAGGAAGGCGCAACGGCGGAAAGATCGCTGAACGATTCGACGCCATCTGGATGCCTGCAATGTTTGCTTGGGTAAAAGCATGGGTGGCCAATTACCTTGAGCTTAAAGACATCTGGAAAGCCGCCAATCCAGCAATTAAGATCGAGCGCGAGGGCTTCCCTCTCGTCATCCCGAAAGGTCCGCAATTTGAGAAACTAGCCCGCAGATGGGTCAAATAACCAAAAAAGAAGCATGAGCCAAATCACCATCGAAGACATCGAAAAAGACAACAGCGTCACGCCTGACATCGTGGCCGCGCGTAGCCGATCCTACCAGTTCAAGGGCAAGCCCCTTAAACCGTTTTCAAAATCCCGCTCGACGGCAGCGCGATGCATGGGCAATTCCCTCTTCCTCGGTCGCGCAAGACCGGATGAAAACGGAGTCTGGGACCAAATTACGCTCGACTCCATCATGGTGGTGTGGCTCTGCTCCGTAGACGATTCCCGCGTTGCCCGTTCCTGTCTCAATCGCGATCAAGCGATCATCGAAATGATGGCATGGTGGGACAAGGAAGGCGGCGAAATCGGAGGCGCGGAGGAGATCGAGGCCGTGCAGCTTCTGAACATGATCTGCGAGGACATCCAGACCGTCTCGGCATCCGTCGAATCTCCCTCCGGCGGTCGCGACACCTCCAACGTGGGGGAGTGATCGGGAGCGATGCCGACTACGTTTCGACCGTAGCGGCAAAGCTCCCCGGCCAGACTTGGGCATACTACATGGACGAGCTGCCGCTCTGTATCGGGATGCAGTTGCGCAATGCAGACCTTTTCGAGCGAGGTTGCGACATCGTGCCACCAGGCAGGAGCGCATCGGCGAAAATGCAGGAGATCCTTGGCGAACATGCGGAAGCGTGGTTTAGTTGAGTATGGACCGGATCAAAGCAGATTGGGAAATGGCAGAGTTTACGAAGGCTTTGCAGGAGTATCTTGTCGAGTCTCGAAAGGACACGGGAACGGCCATCAACGAAAAGGCCGTGCGGGTTGCTTTTACTGCCAGTAAAAACATGCCATCGGCCATTGAAGTAAAAGCCCAAATCAGCACCGATCATCCAAAGGGGAGTTCGATCTGGCACGCCATCGCGACCGGAAAAACCAAGTTTGGCATCACAAAATTCGGATCAGCGGTAAGAGGGCAGGGCAATAAAAAGATCGCCGATCAAATCTATGCGTCACGCGTCAGGCACGCTGGTTATTCTAGATCCCTTTTCCTCAAGCTTGCGAGCGATCTTGGCGGGAAGGTTCGCGCAGTGAAAAAGGTGGCATCTATTGACAACGCAAAAGGCAAAAAGGCCAACGAGGGCGGAAAGAAAGATTTCATGGCCGCAGTCTTGCAAATCCTCGGCGTCGATCAAGAGCATGGCGGAAAGCTTGATCGCGCAATTGCCTCGGCCCTGACTACGGAAACGGCAGACATGCGTAAATACATCGAGGCCAAGATCGCCAAACGCGCACAGGCCCACTCAGGACGACGATAATGCAACGCTTCTCAATCAAGGCGCTCTCCTCAATGTTTCGCACCAATCGCGAGACGGTGGAAAAACGCGCATCGCACCTGGGGCTGAAGTTTGAAGAAGGCGACAAGGGCGCGAAGCTTTACGACATCTTTGAGATTGCCCAGCTTCGTCCTCCTCCAGCTCGCAGCGAAGGCGCAATGTCTTTGGAGGAGGCAAGGACGCGAGAGGCTACAGCACGTGCAGAGGGGCTGGAAATGGACAATGCGCGGAAACGGCGCGAGCTTGCCAACGTTGACGAGCTAATGGCCGCGCAGAACGTCCTCTTCGACGAGATCGCCGCCATCATCAAGAAATCGAAGATGGCCGACGCCGAAAAAGAGGATTGTCTCAGCGTGATTTCATCGGTTCCTCGGAAGTGCTGGGGCGAGTTTTAACCGGCAGCTTGCTCCTCTTCTTCGTGTTGGTCCGATTCATCGGCCATCTCGCCCTGCTCATGCGGGTCCGCTTCATGGACCAGTGCGCTTTGAGCTGCCGCAAATGCCCCTTGCGATTGCAGCGTGATCGGTCGCCTCACGCCTTTATCCTCAGACCACGCCCCCTTCGCTTCCGCTCCCATGGGCGGCAATGCGGCCTCAGTGCGGAATGCATCCTCGTCGGCCATCTGCGGTGTGATCGAGCCGGCCCGAACCCCGACACCGTAAGCGTCGAACTTCGCCTTGAGCGTTTCAAACTCGCGAGCTTCGCTTGGCACTTCAATGCCAGCCGATTTTCCGACAGCCGTTGGCAATCCTGCCGCTTGAAGCTTGGCATTGTCAGCCTCATTCTCGGCAATGATCTTGTCTATGTTCAAGCCGCGATCCTTGGCCGCACGCTCGCGCGAATTAAGCGAAAGAGCGATTTCCCGCTCGATGGCCTCGATGTCGCCGACAGGGTCAACCCATGTCCACGTTCTGCCGGAAAACTCGACGTGGGAGAGGCGGTCGAAGTCGAGGAGCGTATAGCCCTCAATCTTGCCCATCATCAACGCCATGCGAAGCCAGCGTTCAAAAAGCGGAATCTCGAAAGTGTCGATAAACCAAGAGTGGAGAATCTTGTAGATGTCGCGCTCTGAAAGGACACCCTGCCGGATGGACGAATATGAAACGCCTTCCAAGTCTTGTGCCCATGTGTTGTAATTCACGTAAATGCCCGGGCTGACGCCTCGCAGAATGGCCTTTCGGAAGTCCGGCATCGCACTATTCGGATGCGCTGGGTCAATCATCTGGGCCTCGACGCCGTGGGGCAACGTTTCAAACGTGCCTGGTGCGGAGGGTGCAATGGCCTTGCCGTCGTCGTCCTCATCGCCGGTATATTGTGCTTCTCCGGTCTGCTTGAAAAAGCCAAGCTTGTTGGCGCTAATACGCGCAGCAATAACCTCGGCCTCCTCAAACTTGGCCAGATGGCGAAGACGCAGAAGGGCATTGGCCAGCCACGAATAGCCTTGGCTTTGGTTAATCCGTCGAGCAAGGAAGGTGTGAATCATGTTGTCACCACCGACCGCGAACGTCTCGCGAGTGTAGCGACCGCTCTTAGGATCCATCTTGCGCAAGTGATACCGAATCGGCTCATCCCACTCGTCAAACTCCACGCCCATGTAGATACGGGCGGCATCGTTTCGGTGATGCGGATCCAGCGCGTCGATCTCGATTCCTTGCGCAGCAAAGCGGAAATCGTTTTTTGGAAAGCCCTCAATGGTGCGGGTCAAAAAGCCACCATCGCGAACGGCAGACCGCAAGGCGAGACGCTCGAAAGCAGCGCGTGAGAACTGCCTCGTAACGTCAAAATTGCCACGCCGTGAGAAATCCTCCCAAGCTTCCTCAACCTTTGCTCTCGCGTTGTTATCGGCGCTGTTGGACAAGCCCTTTTTACTTCTCGCATCTGCTCGACGGGCGAGCGATTTCATGCGGATACCATGCTGGCCAATGACGTTGGATTCCAAGGCCATCAACGCGCCCTCGATGTAGCCGTCATTCCTCTCAGAATCCCGCGCACGGTCGCGCAGTGACTTGGCATCCTGCTTGATCGCGTTATCCGCTGGGCCTGTTCCTGCGACCCAATCGTTGGTGTATCGAGTCCCTTTGGCTGCGTCGAAATTGCGAGCGCGGATGGGCTTGTTGTTGGGACCGTAAAGGAGTGGTTTCATTCAAATCTGGAGTAAAT